GCAATAGGGCTAACATGGGCACCAACCGATAATGCAGGAGTACGAGTACCTAAACGCTACGGTATGGGCCACTCTTGGCCGTTCAGACATTCATGGAATAGGGGTATTTGCTATACGAGACATACCGAAAGATCAGGTATTCACTGACAACACGGTAGATAACCCAACAGACTTCCATACCTTCATTTTCGCAGAGAAAGAGTTCAAGCATATACTCCCAGAGATACAAGCCCTCATCCTAGACCGCACCCTATTCGAGGAAGGCAGGCTCATGAAGTTCATTTCACCTAATGACGATCAGATACTACGCTCCTTCATGAACCACTCAGACGATTCAAACACTGACGGGGTACGAGCACTGAGGGACATTAAGCGCGGCGAAGAACTCACTGAATCCTTCAGGATAGATAACATGCACCCTCTTACCAAAAGACACATGACTTGGTTATCCCCGGAAAAGGATATTGACAAAACGTTATAAACTGTAGGCAAATGGCGAACTACACCCAGCAGGCCGACACTATCGGCGAAATCGTGCGAAAGGCAGAACAGGACTACATCAGCGGATACACCGAGATTAGTGAGCATGTCAGCTTTTCCCAGCGCGACAACATAAACAAGATTGATGCCTACCTCAACAGTAAGCACATTAGTGGAGATACTGACTCTCTTGGCCGCGAAAAGCCCTTCTTTAACATCGTCACAGGGGCAGTGAACATCTGGTACAGGGCTACAGACATCGATCGGAAGAACATAAGGATAAAAGCCACCAAGGCCAAGGACGTGATGGGAGCATACCTTGCCTCCGTCCACCTCCAGGACTGGATGAAAGAGGATGCATTTGGCGTATTTCTTAACGATTGGGGACGTGCACTGGCTCGCTATGGTTCCGCAGCAGTCAAGTTCGTGGAGAAGGGTGGAAAGCTCCATGCCTGCGTCGTTCCTTGGAACCGCCTCATCTCAGACACCATAGATTTCGATAACAACCCCAAGATTGAGGTACTAGAGCTCACCGAGGCACAGCTCAGGAAGAACAAGGCATACGATCAGGAGATGGTGGAAGAGCTCGTGAATGCCGCAGCCAGCGCACGACAGCTCCTTTCAAGGGAACGCCAGGACAACAAGAACGACTACTTCAAGCTCTATGAGGTACATGGCGAGTTCTCCGTCGCTACGCTCAAGATGGCGAAGGGTCAGGAGCCAGACGAGAGCGATTTCGACGAGTACGTACAGCAGATGCATGTGCTTTCGTTCGTCGCAAACTACCCTACGAAGGGAATCTACTCTGACTTCTGCCTTGTTTCAGGCCGCGAGAAGAAAGATCCCTACATGATCACCCACCTCATAAAGGAGGATGGGCGTGCCATGGCAATCGGCGCAGTAGAGCACCTATTCGAGGCGCAGTGGATGCAGAATCACTCTGTTAAGGCAATCAAGGACCAACTCGACCTCGCTTCTAAGCTCATATTCCAGACCTCAGATGGAAATTTCGTAGGACAGAATGCCCTTTCGGCTATCGAGAATGGAGACATCATGATTCATGAGGCAAATCAACCCCTCACCCAGCTCCAGAATAATAGCCATGACATTAGCTCCCTACAGAACTTCCAGTCTCAGTGGCAGGTTTTAGCGCGCGAAATTACCTCTACCCCAGAGGCTATCTCAGGCGGAAACCAGCCTTCAGGAACCGCATACCGGACTGTAGCCATCCTCAACCAGGAAGCAAATAGCCTCTTCGAGCTCATGACAGAGAACAAGGGGCTGGCTATCGAGGCAATGATGCGTGAATACATCATCCCGTACCTCAAGACCAAGATGGATACGAGCAAGGAGATTGCAGCGACTCTCGACGCCCACGGAATCAAGGAAGTAGAGGACACCTTCGTACGTAATGAGGCTATCGACCGCAACAAGAAGCTCATCAAGGAGGCTCTCCTTCAGGGAGAAGTACCAGAACCCCAGGAACTTGGTGCAAGCGAGGCACAGATTCGCCAGGAACTCTCTGCTACAGGCGCAGTACGCTTCATAAAGCCAGACGAAATCTCAGACAAGAAGTGGAAAGACCTATTCTCAGACCTCGATTGGGATGTAGAAGTAGAGGTTACGAACGAACAGAGCGACAAGGAGGCCGTACTTACGACCCTTACGACCATTCTCCAGACGATCGCGACCAACCCAGCGGTACTCCAGGACCCTAATGCCCGCGTAATCTTCAATAAGATTCTCCTTGCAACAGGCGAGATTAGTCCCGCAGAGCTTTCACAGGCTCAGAACGCCCCTCAGCCAGCAGTACCACCTGAAATGATGGCACAATCTCCTATGCCTTCCCCTGATATGACGACCGCGGCGCCTACGCCGTAGGATACTAATAACCAAACTGGTGGCATGTCAGACACAAAGAAGAAGAAACAAGCAATGCGCTACAGCATTGAGGAGATGGGGCTCGCAAAGAACACTTTCGCCGATAACGAGGACTTGTTCTACGCTATCCGAAAAGTATTTCTCCAAATGCCCCTCGATGAGGTAGATAAGCAGGCTCTGAAGGCCCATGTGGTAGGGAAGAAGGACGTTATGGCTCTCATTCGGAAGTCGTACCTCCCAGAGCTCGACTCGACTACCCCCATTCACCAGATCATCGACCTGTGGATGACCATTGACCTGAAGGACAAGACTCCCGAGGACGCATGGCCGCACATCGTTGCACGTGAAACCCTCATAAAGTACATCGAACAGCAGCTCGAAGTACTCAACACCCTGGAAGATAACGGAAGCATTCGTCTGTCTGACATGGTCGGAACTGAGGGTAAAGAAGCGTTCACAGCCTACACAGACCTCATTACGAGGAACACCCTTATCTCCCACAATGAACAGCAGCTTAACCAGCTGAACGTACTTGCCGGGACTAGGGAGGAGACACCTGAACAGACAGTGGAGCGATTGAAGCGGGATAGCGCGAAGTAGTTATCCCCCGTTCGACTTATCTCAGAGTTGTCGTACTATAAAACTAAATCGGAGTTGTTGCGCCTCCTAAAACGCGCTCCTAGTCATGAATGAAGAAGAGGTTACCCCCACCTTAGAGGAAACAGAGGAAGAGGAGCTGGAACTTGACCTCAGTGAAGAAGAACCAGAGGAGACTGTAGAAGAGATCAAGGCTCGTCTTGCGAAAGCAGAAGAACTTGCTACCAACTACAAGACACGTGCTGAGAAGGCCGAGGCGAAAGCCAAGGAGAATAAGCCTCAGGCGGCACAGCCGAAGAAAGAGGCAGACCTTTCACAGACAGACCTATACGCGCTTATCAAGGCAGATGTTCCAGAGGACGCGATCAGCGAAATCAAGGAAGTTGCCAAGCTGAAGGGAATCTCGGTCTCCGAGGCCCTGAAGACAACGCTCGTTAAGTCGATTCTCGCAGAGAAGGCAGAGCAGAAAGCGACCGCAGAAGCTACTAGCGTAGGGACTGTACGACGCTCGGGACCATCACTTACCCCGTCTGCTGTGCTCGAAAAGGCGAGAAAGGGAGAACTACCGGACACTGACGCAGGACTTGAAGCTCTGCTGAAGGCCCGAAAAGGACTCTCATAAAGCTGGTGGGATAACATAAATCCCTGGTCGCAAGACCTAAAATCATGGCTAATACTATCAGTTCCCGAACGTACCGCGACAAGTACCGCCGCAGTACGCTCGACCACACCCTCCGTCTCGCTCTCGTTGCAGAGAAGATTTGCGAGGTAGACCGTTCCGAGGCTAAGCGCATCCAGTCTCCTTACGGTTCCCAGCCTACGACCGTCGTTCAGGCACTTGCCGGAACGTACTCGATCGCTAACTGGACGACTACGGACGACACTCTCTCCGTAGATGATGAGTTCATCGTTGGTGAGCACATCTTCGACTTCGAGGAGACCCTTACCGCGTTCGACCTCTTCGCTTCGCGCGTAGACAACCAGAACAACTCTGTTGCTACCAAGATCGACCAGTTCGTCATCAACTGCCTCACAGAGGACGCTACAGGCGCATACACGACCCCAGCAGGAGGTTTCACAACTGCCGCAAACGCTTCGGTCATCATGTCCAGCCTCGCAGCTTCGGTCATGGGTTACGCAGAGACCTACAAGGGACTCTTCCTCGTCATCGAGAACACTGATGTCGTAGGATTCGCTCAGGCTCAGGTTGCACAGGGCTTCAGCTACGCCGACGCAGCTCTCCGCAACGGATTCATGAGTTCCTACATGGGTATCGACATCTATGTCGTACGCACAGGAACCTTCGTAGACGCTACGGTCGGTACCAAGACTTGGACCAACGCTGGTCACCGCGTCTTCGGAGTCAAGAACGTCGCCACCTACGCTGCACCTCGCGGCATCCAGTTCGAGGAGAAGGGCGTCTCCGGTAAGACGGGCATGGAGGTCGTAACCTACGGTTACATCGGATTCAAGCTCTGGGCTCCGTACACGGACCTTATCGTTGACATTACCCTCGCGTAATAAGCTAATCCCCCTTTGTGGGGAGGCTTCTGGGTCTTCAGCCACCAGCTTTGGCCCAGAACTCTCCCTGCAAGGGACAACAAAACTATGGCGAATAAAACTGACAGTGTAGAGACGAAGGGCGCAGACCTCGAAGTGGTTGACAGGTCCAAGGGAACTCCCGACGAGACTCAGCCAGTCATCGAGAAGAAGGACAACGGCACCACCTCGTTTGAGGGAGGATCGGTCGAGAAGGTAACCGAAGATCTCCAGGTCGCAGGTGCAGCTTCGATGGACAACGTATCGGACTTCGTAGGTGAGAAGGTTGACTACATCGAGACTCCTGTTGTAAAGCGCGAACGCCGCGTCATCAACGAGTCGAACGTAGATTGGGATGTCTATCTCGAAGACCTAAAGAAGAACAATCCTAAGAAGTACGAGGCTAAGAAGGCAGAGCGTGCAGCTCGCGAAGAGCGCGAGAAGGCCGCTAAGGACGCAGAGAAGGCAGCTAAGAAGGCATAATATGGCAGGCTCCAACGGACTAAATCCTACCTACCAGAGCACTGTTACCTCGGGACAGCAGCTCGCTACGGTGGCCGGTGGAAACCCTACTCCACTTATCGGCATGGGTCTCAGCGGACTTGGTATCTATTATGGTACTGGTGCGCCGACGATCAGCGCGATTAAGGGTTCCCTCTACATCAATACGACTGGTACGACCTCTGCAACTCGTCTATATGTAAATAACGGAACCACTACTTGGGTCGCGGTCACAACCGCTTCCTAGTTGAGAATCCTTAGTCTTCCCCTTGCGAAAGGGGAAGACTAAAGGGAACTTAACCCAACCACTCTATGTCTCTAGTCTTTAATGACCCCACAACCAAGCGCGGAATCATCCAGGCCCTTGAGAGACGAATCTTCCCTGGAGACGAGAACCGTATCTCTAGTAACCCAACTCTCCTCGCTGAGTTCACCGCAGACATCAACCTAGCGCTCGACAAGATAACTTCGATGATTATTGCCGCAGGAGGCGCGTGGCAGTACGACGACACCAACTTCACGGACTATCCGATCATCACCACAGACCTTGTGGCGGGCCAACGTGACTACTCCTTCACCGCAGACGAGACAGGAAACCTCATACTCGACATATACAAGGTACTAGCGAAGGACCAGAATACAGGTCTCTACAGGGAGCTTTGGCCGGTAGACGCACAGAGCGTAGAACAGCCGTATGGAGACTTTAGGTGGGGGAATCAGTCCGGCACCCTCAATGGCTGGAACGGGGTAAACAGCCTCACGGATGGTCAGAACAAGCAGGGAATCCCCAACAGGTACGACAAGACCGCGAATGCTATCTTCCTGGACTTCATACCGTCATACAACTCACCAGACGGTCTGAAGGTTTACATAAACCGGGAATCCTCGTATTTCCTGACCACAGACACTACTAAGAAGCCGGGTTTTGCAGGACCCTTCCATGAATACCTCGCTATTGCTCCAGCTTACAAGTATGCGTCTATCCATACAGAGGCAAACGCCCAAGCTTTCCTGGGTGAAATGCTCAACATGGAGGCAGCAGTGGAGAAATACTACGGCGATCGTGAGAGAGATGTGCCGAGAAGGATGATTGCAAGGATTAACAGTACTAGATAAACACTTATGGTTACAGGAGTCGTATACAACCCCGCAAAGAAGAAGCTGATGGAGGCAGCGTTTAACCTCAGCACAGACACTATCAAGGTAGCCGTGCTCACGAGCTCGTACACACCGAATATCGACACCCAGGATTTCTTCGATGACGTGAGCGCGAATGAGATTTCCGCGACAGGAACTTATGCAGCAGGGGGAATCACCCTCGCAAACAAGACGATCACGGTAGATACGACAAACGACCTCGCATACTTCGACGCAGATGATGCTTCGGCAACGGGTACGACTATCGCCAACTATCGCTACCTCGTCATCTATAAGTCCACCGGAACGGCCGCCACAAGCCCCCTCCTGGCCTATGTAGACCTCGGAACCAACCACGTGACCGCATCAGAGACCCTGTACATCCAGTGGGCTTCCACGGGCATATTTAAGATTTCCTAATGGCTGGAGCGAGATTCAGGTCCAGTGCGACAGCAACTACGACAGGAGCGTCTATAAACGTCGCTAAGCCTGCCGGACTTGCTGTTGGAGACCTGATGATTGCTCAGATGGTCGCTGACGACTTGACGCCGATTCCTACCATCACACCGCCTGCAGGCTGGACAACTAAAGACTCTCAGGCGGTAACTACCATCCTTCTGGGCGTCCTGTATCAGAAGGTCGCAGATGCCGCAGATGTTGCCGCAAGCACATTCACGTTCTCTACTACAGGTCAGGGTCTTGTAGGAGGCATCATCGCTATCTCGAACCCGGACCCGGTGACCTTGATCGACCAGGTGAACGGCTCTAACGGTACTAGCGGTACGGTCATAACGACTTCCGGCATAACCCCAACCAGGGCAGACGACATCATGCTCATATTCGGCTACTACGGGAACAGCTCTCCTTCCCGTACGTTCTCGGGATACTCTATCGCGACCACCAATCCTACGTGGACAGAGATTTACGATGTAAGCGTTGCCAGTAACGTATCTATCGGTATCGCCGCAGCGTACGGATACCGTGGCTCTCTCGCAGCAACAGGTACAGCCTCAGTGACTCTCAGTGGCGCTGCAACGTCAGGCTACATAATCCAGGTTGCCGACGTATCCTCCCCTCAGATAGGTACTATAGCGTCGGTGTCTACTATGATTCCTCCCATTATCGCCCAGGTCATAGACATCACAATAGCCGCAGTGGCCACAATGATTCCACCGATAGTTTCTGAGATAGCAAGTAAGTGGAATAATACGAGCAAGAACGTCTCTAGCTGGCTCAACCAAGACAAAACACCATGACCCCTGAACAGAAAGTACAACACGAAGAGATGTATGCTGACTTCCAGGCTCGGCAGGTACAACAGATACGCTATCCTCTCGATGAGGCGTCTAAGAACAGTCTTGGTGTTGTTACGGAGGAGGGTCTTGGGTCGGGCTCTCTTACCCAGAGTGTCGCTATCGCAACCATACCAACAACATTCATCAGCGTGCCCGCCGCATACGCCGGCTACGTGATATTCGAGGCAGGAGGCGTGAAGTACGTTATTCCTTACACCGCTACGATATGAGCACCATCACGATTCCTGGGGACGGACGTTTCAAGTCTGTTCAAGCAGGTGAGAAGTTCGGCTCTATCATTCGCTCGAAGAATATCTCCCTGGATAAGGACGGGGTGATTTCTCTTGCGAAAAACGCGAACGTGCTCTATTCGCTCTCAGACGATGCCGGATTCGGAAACCCGCTAGCGATGGAGACTGACGGAAGTATCGTGTACGTAATCACTGTAGGTCACATGTACCGCTTCCGCCTTGACCAGCTCTATCTGCCAGGGGACGAGGTAATCGCCACGAACGGCCCTACCCTCGGCGAGGACTCGGATATTCTCCTATTCAATGGCCTCATGCACGCTTCTGGCGGCGCGAAGGTAAATTACCTCAACAACCTAGGAATAGGCCAGCTCTGGCACAACCCGGCCCCTATCACAGACCTGTCTACCAGCTTCCCGCACCCTCTTTGTCTTAACGGACGTGCTGTGACCATGCTCGTAGGAGACGGAAACGTACTCAGACAGTACAGCACTGCATATGTCAGGGACACGGCTAACGAGCTCACGATCCCCGCAGAGTACATCATCACCTGCGTACGTATGCGCGGAACGAACATCTACGTAGGTACGAGGCACCGCTACGGCGGGGAAGCCAAGCTTTTCATATGGAACGGTACAGGCCTAAGAAACCAGGCCGAGTACGGTGTTGGTTCCGACTGGATTTACTCAATGACCGAGTACAAAAGCTCTATCGCTCTGGTGGCGAGCTCGGGAGAGATTCTCCGCTTCAATGGCGGCGGATTCGATAAGATAGGAGAGTTCCCCGTAGCAACCACCACCTACTCCTGGACAAGCCTGGCAGCAGACACCTCCCTCATAGGAAAGATAGCTTCGCGCGGCATGAGGACAGTAGGAGACGTGCTCTACATGAACGTGGACGGCTCTCTCAACTCAACTTCCCTGGTCTACCCAGGCAAATACATCCCAGAACAGCCTTCAGGACTCTGGTGCTTGGACGGGCAAGCAGGCCTCTATCACAAGGCCGGGTACAACTATATGACCATGCTCAACCTGACTATTCAGGAAGTTGCGTCAAACTATCTAGTGTTCAACACAGCGCACCAGGCGAATACCGGAGACCCTTTCTTCTATGTGGGAGGCCTCACGGGCCTTACCCCATTCCAGGTCTACTACGCTATCGTGGACAGCGCCAACACGCTCAGGGTAGCTATCTCGCCGGAAGACGCGGTAAACGGAAACTACATTCTCATTACCGGAACGCCTACCACAGACAGAATCTACACCAACCGCTACGAGAGCATGGGACAGACTAACATTACCCAGCCAGGAGGACTCTTGGCGTTCGGTAGGACATTCCCGCCAGCAATCTACGGCAGCGATGTGATGTTCGGCGGGGCAACGATTGACGAGAATCAGACCTCGAAGGGCGTAATGATGAGTCTTGGAATGGGCAGGAACAGGGGATATTTCGTTACTCCTAAGATTCCTAACGCAAAGATAGTAGATACCTACCAGAAGATAGTAGCTAAGTTCGATCATCTCGACCTTGCAACGGATTCGATAGTCGTAAAATGGCGTAAAGTGAAGAAAACAGGCTTTCCAACTCCTCTGTTCTTTTCTGGCGCGGCAAACTGGACATCCCCGACCACTTTTACGGTAGATACACTCCTAAAGCCCTTCATGTCAGTGGTAGTGGGAGACGAGATTGAGGTGGTAGAGGGCGCGGCAGGGGGCTATACCGCCAACATCACTGCCATAGACAAAGCAACCACCACCTACATAGTCACCATAGATGAAGAAATGCCCGTATCTACCGGCCAATTCGACTTCATCGTTGATAACTGGTGGAAGATCGGCGGGGAAATTAACAATACGACAAGCCCAACAGCACTAGACGCCGGTTTCGCAGAGAAACAAGTAAACACCTCGGCAACGTGGGTGCAATTCAAGGTAGAGCTCCGCGGACGAAATGTTATGATAGATGAAATGCAATCTGTAAATGCCCCTTTAAAATAATATGGCTATCAAGTTACCAACGATCCCCACTCTCCAAGCTCCCACCGCAGGAGGCGTGCCTGCCGCTAACGCGTTCGCTCTTGCAACAGGGAAAGCCCCGGTCGCAAACACCCCCCAGACCACTGCCTACACCGCACCGGCAGCACCACTCATGTCTCCTGTCACTGTAGCAGCCCCTGTAGCGCCCGTGACGGCCATTTCAGCGTCTAAGCTGACTCCACAAGCAACTCCTACCTATCCCACCGTACAGAGCAATGTAGCGCCTCAGACAAGCCTCGCAGCCTCTCTCGCGGCAATCCAGGAACAGGCCCTCGGAATCCAGTCACAGCTTCAGAAACAGCAGCAGGAACAGGTAACCACCGCAGCAGCTCCAGTCTCCCAGAGGGGAACGGTACTTGACCGTATACTCGGACTCGGAAATGAACTTGGAACAAAGGGAGACTTCGCGCTCGAAGTGAACAAGGAGAACGATATTGCCGGGAAAGCACAGAAAGTCACCGATCTAACTAACCAGTACAAGGCAAAGGAACGCGCATACGACCTCGAAATCAGAAAGATACAGAACTCTAACCCGCAGGGAACCGGCGCAGAGGTAGCTGCTGCACAGATAGCTGACATTCAGAGGAATAAGAACCAGGAGCTCGCAGATATCGCTATCCAGCAGTCAGCAGCCCTCGGTAACTACGACACTGCCCGAGAAATCGCGCAGCAGACTGTAGACGCCAAGTACGAAGGTGTCGAAGCCCAGATACAACTATTGAAAGACTACTATCAATTGTCTGCGAACGATTTAACTGAATCGGAGAAAGTACAGGTTCAGGCAAATATACAAGAAAAACAGGCGGCAGTTGAGTACGAGCGCCAGAAGGACCTATACGCTTATAAACAAGAGATTGACCAGCAGGACCCAAAGTACCAGGCCGAGCTTGCAAATATATATTCTCAGATATCGGCACGTGCTGCGGAGAGCGTAGGAAACCCTAACGGCACCCTTAACGGTAAGGCACAGACCACAGCTCAGGGTCTTGTGCAGGGATATGCAGACCGACTTGCCCAGTCGGATGTAACAATCAATAAGATTGGTGCAAACTTCACAAATCCGGCATCCTCACTTGCAGGGGTACTTCCTAACTTCTTGAAGTCGGCAGATCGTCAGGTATACGAACAGGCTCAGAGGAACTTCGTAAATGCAATTCTTCGTCGTGAATCCGGCGCAGCAATCGCTCCTTCTGAGTTCCAGAGCGCAGCTACCCAGTACTTCCCTCAACCAGGAGACAAGCCTGCTGTTGTCCAGCAGAAGGCAGCAAACCGCCAGACTGTCATAAATAGCCTATATAACCAGGCGAACGTGGCGCAACCAGTACTACCAGGGTCAGTGATTGATTACGATGGAAAGAGTTATCAGGTGGGAGATGATGGAGAAACACTTACAGAACTATGAAATTAAGCGATTTAAAGGGTAAGTACAGCGTTGTCTCTCAGGGCTCGGCAACCCCTGAGCAGGCGGCAATGGCATTCACAAAGCCAGTAGACAATAGGGATTTTCTGCAAAAGACTGGAGACGTAGTAAATTCTATCTTCCCAGGCAAGCAGGTAGGAGAGTCTATCGGTGCTCTTGCTGGGTATGTCCTAACTCCAAAGGAAAATAAATCGCAGTATGACCTGAATGGCCCTTCCACTACCCAGGTGCTTGGAGATGTCGCAGCAGGTGCGGCTACCGTTGCGGGGTTCAAGGGCGTTGGAACTGGCGGTGGATTGGTTAAGAACGCTCTACAGTCGGCAGGGCTTGGAGCCGTGATGTCAGGAGGGAAGTCTAGTGCCGAGGGTAATAATCTCGGCACTGTGGCAAAGGACGCGGCAATCGGAGCAGCGACTGGTGCAGCCGTATCAGGGGCCCTAAGCGGCACAGAGGCCTTCCTAAAGAGTTTCCGTGCAGTGCCAGAACGCCTTATCCGTAGTGCAACAGGACAGTCCAAGAGTGAAATTCTTGCGGGGAAGGATATATCTAAATACGTTCTCGAAAATAAGCGTATCGGTACAGCTGAACAGATCATCGCTTCTTCTCAGAAGGCAATATCTGAGGCTGACGCGATAATCAAGGAGAATCTTAAAGCAGCACCAGGCGTGAAACTTTCACTAAAGGAAACTATCAATGACTTGGCAGCCTCTATAAACAACTCTGGCGGAGAAATAGACGAGATGGGTGTAAAACAGATTCTTGAATCTCTCGCCCCACAGGTAAAGAGAACGCTTTCAAAAGAGAGTCTCTCGCTTGCAGAGGCAAACTCTCTACGCTCGCAGCTCGACAGTACTCTTGGGAATCGCGCATTCATAAATGCCCAGCTTCCATACAACAAGGGTATTCTAATGGATTTCACCAATGCTCTTCGCGAACAGGTTAAGCAGAGGGCACCAGAAGGTACTCGTGCTGCGTTTAATACTCTTAGTAAAGAGATACAACTTAGGAATCTCATAGAATCAAAGCTCGCTGGGTCTAGCCGCAACCAAATCATAGGTCTAGGTGATCTTATATCTGGCGGGTTCGGAGGTGCAGTAGGAGGTATACCAGGTGCAGTGGTGGGAGCAGGTCTGAAGAGAGCAGCAGAGTCTACTCTCACAAAGACTGGCGGGGCGGTAATCATAGACCAGCTCGACAAAACCCTTTCCCCGGTACTCGCAAATCTTGAACCAGCTGTACAGACAGAGATTCTGAATGCAATTACGGCAGCTTTCACGGGTCTTGAGGAAGAATAGTTATTAACACCGTATTCCTTTACTTTCCTGCAAAAGGGCGTATTGTCCAGAAATGGACATAAAATGGGGTAGCACGGTGTTTGCGGTAGCTATTCTAGCAATAGGCTGGTTCTTTGTGCATGATTGGAACGACTGGACGGGGTTCTATTACCCCGATTCAGGCTCGTTAGAGGCTTATAAGGCAAGTGATAAGCTTTCCTCATTGGAGGAGTGCCGTATGTGGGCGAAGTCACAAGGGACCGGAAAATACGAGTGTGGACGATCGTGCGAGTTCGATTTCCAATCAGATATATACGTTTGTGAAGAGACGCTAGACTAGCACTATCCCCCGTCCATAGGGTTGTTTTTTCCTATATACTGTGGTTATAGGAATTCTCCATGGATGAAAAAAAGCTACTTAGGCTGGAAAAGCTCCTGGACTTAGCGGACCAGGATTACACAACCCCAGAGGATGTAGCTTCTGCCTTGTCCCCCGTTATTGAGGCTGTAGGTGTCGTTCGCCAGAAGTTAGAGAAGAAGATAGGAGATACAGAGGAGCTTGTCGTTAAAGAGACAGGTCGCATTGATCGTAGGCTTTCTACCCTTGCTAAGGATTCTTCTCAGGGTCTTGAATCTTTGCGCCGCGAAATCAGGAACGTAGAGCTCACTCCGGGTGCTCCTGGAAAGGACGCAGATGTGGAGGAAGTGGCCGCCCGTGTACTTTCTCTTGCGAAATTCCCGGAGCCTATTCCTGGGAAGGATGGCTCTCCTGATTCGGCAGAGGACATCCGTAACAAGCTCGAACTCCTCGATGGCGACGAGCGTCTCGACAAGTCAGCTATCAAAGGACTGGAAGAGTTCTTCAAGGAGAATACAAAGAAGGATGATGACGGTATCACCCGTATCATCGGCGCAAATAAGCCACTCTGGGCTCTTAACGACGTAAACCTAACCGGCCTCCTAGTAGGAAACACAATCGTTTGGGATGGTACTCAGTGGGTGCCAGGCTCCGGTGGAGGTTCTGGTGGACAGGTAAACAGCGTCGTGGCTGGGGCAGGAATCTCCGTAAACTCTACTGATCCGGTAAATCCTATAGTCTCTTCGACCATTACTCAGTACACAGACGCTCTAGCAAGGGGAGCGATTAGCCTCACAACAACAGGCACTAGCGGCGCAGCAACCTACAACTCTACTACGGGAGTAATTAACGTCCCGCAGTATGCAGGAACTATTGACGGCTCTGGTACGGCAAACCAGATAACCTACTGGGTAGACACTGACACAGTAGGAGCCCTTTCCACGGCGACCTATCCATCGCTAACAGAACTTTCGTACGTTAAGGGTGTCACCTCTTCGATCCAAACACAGCTCAATTCGCTCTCTGCCTCTGATTACTGGAGTCGGAACACTGGAAGCGGGTACATCTATCCAGCCACCCTTACAGATCGTGTAGGTATTGGAATCAACGCCCCTGCCGCAAAACTCGAAGTGATGTCCGGTAGTACGAGTGCCCTAAACACCGCTTTCCGCGTAGATGACTCGGCAGGCCGTTCGATGCTTGAAGTGAATGACGCTGGTTTCATAGGAGTCTCCACCGCCCCATCTTCCCTATGGAAGCTCGACTTCACAGGACAGTATTTCCAGATGGGCTCGGACAACACCTCGAATGACACGAGGACCAATAACACCGTTAAGCTCTTCGGTACGGTGCTCCCCCATTATGCCAACGCCTCAAGCCCTATGTGGGTTATTGGAGGTCAGACCACCTCTGTAGCCAATACCGTATTCATCGGTGGTGGCGTGACTTCAGGAGCGAACGCGGCAACAGGAATCAACTTTGCGACGAACTCGACAACCACGGGCGGGGTCGGCACAGTGCGAATGGCCCTTTCCAACACCCTCCTCCGTATCGGGTCTGGAGACGCTACTACCACCCCAGCAGCAGTCACTCTCGAAGGGCCTAGGGCCGCTGGGGGTACCGACATCGCGGGAACTGCGTGGACAATGGTTTCTGGTAAGGCAACCGGGGCCGCGAACTCTGGAGATTTCATATTCCAGACAGGTCTCGTAACCACTTCAGGAACAACCATACAGACTGCGACAACTCGCATGGTGATTCTTGGAGGTACAGGAAACGTGGGTATCGGCCTCACCAACCCGAGCAACCCTCTTGACGTCCAAAGGAACCAGAATGCGCTCACCCAGACGAGAGTAATTAATGCCACAGCAGGTACTACGTCACGTGTTGCTATCACGGCACAGTCTGACGTAGCAACAATGACACTGGATACGTTCTCTAGCCTATGGACCCCTACTGGCGGCGGAGACGACGCAGTAAGCGGTGCCCGCATGCTCGCCAACGGCACGGGTGGCTTCTCTTTCCGTGTTTCAAACGCCGCTGCCACTATTAGGTTCTACACAGGCGCTACTGAACGTATGCGCGTGGATGCTGCGGGAACGGTCAATCTCTCGTCCCTCACAAACGGTCTCGTTAAGAGCACCTCAGGCACTCTTTCTAATGCCACTGCCGGTACTGATTATCAGGCTCCTATCACACTTACTACTACAGGAACCTCTGGTGCGGCTACCCTGATCGGAAACACTCTTAATATCCCGAACTATGCGGGAGGTGGGGGCGGAGGGGATGTGTTCGGACCAGCGTCGGCAACAGACAACGCAATCGCTCGCTTTGATACCACCACAGGAAAACTCATCCAGAATAGTGCGGTCACGATCGCCGACACTACAGGAATCATCGCGGGAACCCAGGGGCTCACCTTCACAGGTGTCGCGGCCCCCGCATACGTACAGGGAGGACTCGTATACGACACGGATAACGAATCCCTTACTTTCTTTAATAACAACTCCAATGTGGCTCTCCAGGTGGGTCAGGAGGAGTGGATACGTGTAGTAAACAACACAGGCTCTACGATCGCTAACGGAGCGGTTGTGTATCTTAACGGTGCTTCAGCAGGAATGCCAACAATCGCTCTCGCCCAGTCGAACGCAGCGGCCACGACCATTGGCGCAGGACTCACGACCCAATCAATCGCTAACGGAGCCACAGGATACGTCACTTGTATTGGTATTGTTCGCGGACTTGATACCTCGGCTTTCACCGCAGGACAGACCGTATACATCTCTTCTACAGTCGCAGGAGGGCTCACAGCGACCGCACCAGCCGCACCTAACTACAGATACCGCGTGGGTATCGTGGGCGTCTCTAGTGCAACTGTAGGTACCATCCACGTTACTCCTTCCACAGCAGCTCTTGGAAACGGTACAGCAAACCAGATATTCGGTATCAATGCAGCCGGTACGGCCCAGGAGGTAAAGAGCATAACTTCCACTACTTCCATAACAGTAGTGAATGCTGCGAACTCCATCACCATGCAGCGTGCGGCTCTTACGGGCGTAGTGACCGCTTCTGCGAACTCCAACACTACTGCATTTGGCTCCTTTGCTTCCTCAGTCCTCGCTACAGCACTCACGGACGAGACTGGCACCGGCTCCGTGGTTTTCTCAAACTCCCCAACCCTGGTAACGCCTAACCTGGGAACCCCATCGACTCTCGTAGGAACGAACATTACGGGTACAGCAGCAGGTCTCACCGCAGGCACCGTGACTACTAATGCAAACCTCACAGGAGACGTTACGAGCGTAGGAAACGCTACCTCTATCGCCGCAGGAGTCATCGTAGACGCTGACGTAAACGCCTCAGCAGCCATCGCCGTCACCAAACTTGCTGCTCTCACCGCAAACCGTGCTGTAGTAACGAATGGTTCAGGATTCCTCACGGTCTCGGCTGCTACAGACACAGAAATCGGCTATCTTTCGGGTGTCACCTCGGGAATCCAGGCACAGATAAATGCTAAGGGCGCAGGAACGGTCACATCGGTCTCAGGAACGACTAACAGGATTACGGTAGCCACTGGAACCACCACGCCCGTCATAGATATTTCAGCTACGTTCGAGGCTCTTCTAGGTAAGGTCGCGAACCGTATCGATCAGAACAACGCAGCAACCACCTCTGCACAGCTTGCAACCGTTATATCTGATGAAACAGGCTCAGGGGCGCTTGTGTTTGCCACGTCTCCTACTCTCGTTACTCCAGCACTCGGAACTCCTACAGCTCTTGTGGCTACCAATGCCACCGGAACGGCTACAGGCCTCACTTCTGGAATAACTCTTGCACTAAAGTCTGCAACGACGACTGTAGATGTTTCTGCCGCTACAGCCCCCACAAGTGGTCAGGTACTTACCGCCACCAGCTCCACTACTGCAACCTGGCAAACGCCTTCTGGAGGCACGACACCTAGTGTTCAGACATTCACTGCTAACGGTACATGGACAAAGCCAGCAAACCTGAAATATGTAGTAGTCCGTCTTGTGGGTGGTGGCGGTGGTGGAGGTGGTGCAGATGCGTCTGCCTCAGAATCGAATGCAGGAGCAGGAGGAGGGTCTGGAGGGTACTGTGAGAGAATCATATCTGCAGCTTCTTTGGCATCAAGTGAAACGGTGACGATAGGTGCCGCCGGAACAGCAGGTGCAAATACCGGACTTGCTGGCGGCGCGGGTGGGAACACCACATTCGGTGCGCTTGCTACTGGAAATGGTGGTGGCGGTGGTGATGGTTCTAACACCGGATTGGCTGGTGTACGCGGGGGCGCAGGAGGAACTGCGGCTTCAGGAAATATAAATGCGAAGGGAACGCCTGGCGGAAACGGTACCGTAACTAACACCGGACTTGGACCAGATGGCGCTGTCCAGGGAGGTAACGGAGGCTCGTCTGCATTCGGCGGAGGAGGTCGAGGAGGAGCAACCGGAGGTGGCGGTGGAAGTGCGACAGGTGAGGATGGAGGAAACTATGGCGCTGGCGGAGGTGGAGGTCACTCTAATAACGGAGCAACTGCTGCGGGCGGTGCAGGATCAGCAGGATTCGTCGTAGTATACGAGTACTACTAGTAGTCACCACGTAGATAGACCGAGGCTCACGGATACATTCGCGATTCTGGCCTGTCTGGGTGGTTCGCCCTGAGGGGGGTGTTCCTGCCGTACTCCTATACGAAAGACATGAAGGAGGAGGCTCAGACAGGGATATATCTATCCTTGTAATCATGAAAAAGAAAATCCTGGTGTTTGCGTTGCTTTTTGCTTTGTTTGCACCTTCTACTTCGTTCGCAGCAATTAATCGCGTATTTGTGGAGCCCGTATTCGCAACGGGAGACGGTGTGTCAGTAAATGTTGCTTACTTTGAGGATGACTCACAGATGGAGCAGCGAGTCGTGAGCGTGCCGGCTTCAGCGTATGTAGATAACCTTACGCTGCAATCCGCGATTCAGAGTGCAGTGTTCGTGGACGCATCAAATCGAGGATACACCCTGAGCAAGGGAATGCAGATGCAGACTCTTACCCAGGCCGACATACAGGCTGCGATTGCCTCAACGACTAATCAATCTGACTGGACCCAGACTTCTACATCTAGTCCTGGATACATCAAGAATAAGCCGTCTATGTCGTTCTCGACTACTTCGGTTACTCTTGGCACGGCCTTCCAGGTAGCTACTACCTCGGCCGCAGATATCCGTGGTTCCTTCCGTATCGCCAACGTGCTCACCCTCACAGGAGGCGCAGCAGGAGACATCGTGATGGAACAGGCTGATAACTCAGGTTTTACGACAAATGTCGTAGAGCTTGGACGCTGTGGAAATAGCAACACCGGCGGCCTCGTGGTGGGACTTACTCTGAATGACGCGGTTGGTTGTCAGGTGTCCGGTATCGTGGAGAAAGGAAAGTATGTACGCTTCCGATCTATAACGACCACCGGAACTCCGACATATACCGTTCTTGGCGCAAGGCAGGTTCTTCTCGGGTACTAATCCCCGAGGAGTAAATCTGGCGTAAAGTGCTATATTAGACCACATGAAAGACCCCCGAACATGGATCATCTGGCTACTCCTCATAGTGATATTCGTGGGCGGATTAGTCGCTTGTGGGCTCTATCTCTGGGGTGAAATCATGCGCTCTACATGCAGCGATTTCACCTCACAGGATGCAGCTCAAGAGGCCTTTAATTGGGGGAATAAGAACCTAGACGGCGACAACGATGGTTTCGCATGCGAAAAACTTAAATAAACACTATGGAAATTACCTACCGAAAGAACGACGCCGGAAAGCTCGAAAAGACAACCATTATTCCAAGTGTCCCTCAGGTTAAGGTTGAGGAATGGACCTCTGAATTCATCGCCCAGTCTATTTCCCGGCATGGAGAGAAAGTGACAGCAATCCAGGCAGCTCGTGCCGCCGAAGATGCTGCACTCGATACGGAGCTCGCCGATCTTGAAGCACTTGCAGACAAGGCAGAAGAGCTCGACGTTACATAGACTCAGGGAGAACTCGGTGGCTATCCCCTAAGATGACAAGATGGTTGACATTGTATAATCACGACATGGATAGGCTCCATTGGGTACTCATAGCAATCATCGCGATCATCGCTTTTGGCGTAGGATTTCTCTCGTATGCCAGTGCCTCGGCGAACCCGTGGGGAGTTACCAGGTACGGTGCGAAGTGCTGGCACGAGGACTCCATGCCCTCAAATATCGCCCTGAAGATACGGTTCCCTAACGAACAGTCATGCAAAGCATTCTTGGACAAACAAAACGGGGAATGAACTCCATAGGATCTTGTTTCGCTGAAGCATTCTTCTACGGACCAAAGAAGCCTTTTGAGCTGTTGTTTGCTATGTTCTTGTTCGTTTCCGCGCTTTCCGTGCTAAACCCTACGTTTGATATATACGGCTCGTCTAGGACATTTGAGTTCATCAGGTGGCTCCCTGAGGCGTGGTTCGGGGCCATACTACTATTCGTCTCCCTTACAAAGTTCTTGGCCGTGTGCGCCGGTATACGGGGTCTGAGGGTATTTGCTTCAGCGGCAGCGTTCTCTCTGTTCTCTATAATGTTCGTACTCTTTTTCTCTGCGAATCCCACCGGAATGCTCATACCGTGGCTCGGGATTATGTCCCTGATTTCGGCGACAATCCTTATCCGTAATATCCTTGAATACTATGGATTGGAGTAGTTTCATTCCGGCCGTTTCAGGCTTGCTCGCTGGTCTCGGCGCGTGGCTGGGTGCTTTCATATACTCCCGCTTCAAGGAGGCAGACAAAAGAAACGATGCGCGTGCTCTCCGCGAGGCGGCAGATAAGATCACCACTAAGGAATGGCTCGATCGCGAGAAGATGCGGGATGACGAGATCAGCCAGCTCCGCCGCGAGATGGATGAGCTCAGGAACACCAAGGATAAGGAAATACTGGTTCTCCGCACGGAAAACGCAGACCTAAAGATAGAGCTCTCAGGACTCAGACACCAGGTAGCTCAGCTCGAACAGATAAACCGCCTCGACACCTTCAATAAAACTGCCGCAGGAGAGCTTGCAAAGGAAGAGATACATACCGCCGTAAACGACAGCGTTAACAAGCTAATGCCCTAGTATGAACAAGCTCGTTTTGGCCTACGAAGTGAAGCCGTGGAAGATTAATCAGAAATGGGGTGTCTACCGGCCGGATGTCTACTCTCAGTTCGGCTTCACGGACTAAAGGGTACTGAGTAGATATCGTATTTGGACTTCCGGCCGATCGTCATACCAGATTTAGGGAAATCCTTACTAGGAAGCAAGAGTAGACGTTTCGGCTTTCCGTCTTGTAGGGCGATGCAGGCGTAGTAGTGTATATGTTCCTTGTAATTGTTTCGATTGAATACCCATTGGGTCGCGCCACGGGGATTGGTATACGCTTCGCAAACTTTCACATCGTAGTTTACGTCCCCCTTCCGCACATCTACCCCATCCCTAGAAAATGCTGTGTGTTCTGCCCCTATTTTGTCAGCAAACCACTTCTCCCACGTAAACCCCTTACCGGTTTCCGTGCCATAGAAACCTTCATTGTGAGCTAAATAGGATTTAGTTCCCTTGTGTTTTATCGCCCACGCAAGCTTTATGCACTTCACAGAGCAATATTTCTTACGATTTGATGGTCGTTCTGCACCACAAACTAGACATGTGTTCATGGTATAATTTTAACACAACGAAAGTCACAATGATACTCTACGAACCATTTCCGCGAAGCGCGATAACGCAAGGTTTCTCTGAAAATGCTACTGAGACCTACAAGAAAAACGGCCTCATAGGTCACACAACGCTCGACTATGGCGGCAAATGTGGCGACTCTATTTACAACTGCGCTCGCGGATTCTGTTATTCGGTTATGAATAAGGACAACGCGAACCTCGATAAGTACCGTGCTGTCTTCATACTCGTTGAGGACGGTGAGTTCGTGTATGAGCTATCATACGGTCATCTGGATAAGATTTATGCCGTACCTGGTACGTGGTATGGAGTAGGCGATGTGATCGGCACACTAGGGAACACGGGGGAGGTATATATGAACGGAAAGCGCGTGACGAACGAAATCCGCGCGAAAGTACCGTGCGCTGGCGGACACCTTCATGGAGTACAAGTACGAAAATGCCGGAAAGTCTCCAAGGTAAACCCTAAAAAGAAGTATCTATCGGACGCAAATGGTACTTATGTATGGAACGGATCGTACATCGAGATCGTGAACTACTGGAATGGCCTAAACGGCTGCGTAAACCCTATGGATTTTTACAACGGGATACTCGCTTCCACGGTAATTCAGAACATGAAGCTTCAAGTATCTCTCCTTACTAAGGTTGTATCCTTGCTTAAAATGCTTCGGGGCGTGGTAAAATAATCATCATGGAAACAAACAAGTGGGCTATATTGATGTCTCCCCGTTTCTGGCAGCTCGGTGCAGTCGGTCTATCCACCGGCCTTAGCGTGTATGTAGAGACCGGCAGTTGGGTTCTCGGCCTTAATGCCGCGCTTATCGCATGGTTCCTTCCGTCGGTAGCAGTTGGTAGCTGGGATCGTGCGCAAAACAAGAAGGTAGAGGCGGCTATCGCGTCGAATATCGACACGAACACCATCACCTTCGAGAAGCAGTAGAAACTACACTGAACGGCATGGCGAAGTAGGGTTCGACCCCTGAAACGCCTGAGATGCTCTGAACGACGGGCGGCTAGAACAATTCAAGCTACAAAACATCTATTCGCAGGAATAACTATAGGGCTTCTGGCGGCATTGATTCTTTACCCAATCGTTGCCCGCGCATTTTCGCAGGAGAAAGAGACACTTCTTATCCACAGCTCGGACTACACAGGTCTGGCGCTCTCTACTACGACTGCTATAGTTGTTGAGTCAGGTACGCCTGAACTTTCGGACCCGCCGTCTCAACAAGCGCAGAGCCCAGATACGTCTGGGTTTTCTGCGTTAATACTAGAAACCTTCCCAGACGCTCCTTACATGCTTGACGTCGCACGCTGCGAGTCCTCTGTAAGGCAATATTTGCCCTCTGGAGAGGTTTTAATGGGCGGGGGCGGGGGAAACTACATCGGTATCTTTCAGATAGGCTCACAGTGGGTTTCTCGCGCGAAAAGCATGGGAATGGATGTGTACACGCCAGAAGGTAATATCGCATTCGCCCGGTTCCTATTCGATGACTCGGGTCCGAGCAGTCAATGGGAGTGTTTCCATAAGATATAATCAAAAGGTGCCGCTATAAGCGCACTGATACACGAAACCACCCTCTGCCCCGGGTGGTTTCGTGTTTTAATAGGGAGGTTCCCCGGAACAAAACCCTATACCCCAGTACTTAGACACAGGCTCCTTCGGGGGCCTGCTGTCGTACAATAAGAGAGGTCGCACAGGAGGCTCATTTGACCGAATATATCCAGGACATCCCTACCCTGTTCCCGCTCGATCCCGTCCCTGAAAAGCCGGAAGAGCCGGAACCAGAAGACCAAGGAATCTACGAAGGGCATCCCATTCTTTTGTAGGGAGTAAGGCCCCTGAAAGGAGGTATCCAGTCTCCGCCGCAGGAACGAAGCGGTTACCTGCAAGACTAAAGCCGCCCCGTAAAAAGGGCGGCTAACTATCCATTCAGAGACGCTGGAAGAAGGAATCGAACCTTCGTGTATGTGTTTCGCGGAACATACGATCTCGCTTTACCATTCGGCCATTCCAGCACTATAGAAAGAAGTATATACCGCACTGATTTCTGATAACTCCTGCTGAATGTCAATAGCTAATGAACTATTCTTCTCTGATTACGGGCAAGTTTCCAGATGAGCTGGTGGGGATGAAACACTAGGCCCGAATCCGCCGACTTAAACACGAGAGTCGTTTCGTGTAGGCCACTCGTGCTGGCTACACGCTTTCGAACGGAATCCTAGCGCTCCCCCATCAACTCACCTGCCCCCCTCTGATGGGCTGTCACGGGAAGCCGAACGGTAGCTATCTCCATTCAGCGCTTAGGGCAGTCAATTACCCCTTCAGTCGCTTTCGCGAATCCCCCTGACAACCCACCCCTACCTACTACTAGTTTACCATGCGAAACTTTCGTGCAATCACTTATCCCCTTCTTTTGTTTAAGGCCCTGTAAAGAATTTTAAGCCAGTGTCCATACGAGAAGAACATACACAATGCCCCCGCAGCGAAGCCAGAAATAAATAGGATCATGACCTGAATATTACTACCATCGAAGGGAATGGCGCACTGTTTGGGTGTCCGCCGAACTTCAGACGCCCGCGAATGAAACGGATCTCCACATTCGGCTTGTTGTAGATGTAGTCGTGGAAGTATGAGGTGTCCGGCCGGGCAGGAATAAGTAGAACCGTAGTCTCTCCTCCAGCCATAGCAGCCTTGCGTACCCAGTTCTTTAGCCCGCGTCCGTAGGGAGGGTTGCAAAACACTATCTCCCCGTCCCAGGACTGCTCTAGCCCGTTGTCTTCTTTAGTATAGAACTTCGCGCACTTGGCATTCTCGGGCGTAGCACAAGGATCGAGCGTGAAATGAAACTCCTCGTTCAATTCGTCGAATATCGCCTGAGGTGTCGCCCATTCCTCGCTTTTCGAGGAGAAATGTACTGCGGTGTTCATACCTTGATTGAATCAATGGTGCTTTCGAGAATGGCTAGAACGACCTTGTTGTTGCTTACCTCGTTTATTTCTGCAATCTTTTTCACCTTCTCGCTGATTTTTGCGGGCAAACGAAGACCATTTATCATGATCGTGTCGCCTCTTTCCTTCTTCTCAAATGTAAGTTCCATGGTGTATGTATCTGTTTAGGGGCGAATAGTCTTGTGCGTTGTTTTTCCTTTTCTAACAACGACGTCCGCAAGCGGCCTTTCAACGTATGGCTCTAACTTTCCGTGGCACGGGCACGACTTCTCCTTACACCAATGCCTATTCGTGGAAACTGTCATGTCGAGGTCGCAACTTTCACAGCAAGTCTTCTCCATACGCAGTTGAATAGTGGGACGATTAATATTCTTGCTGTGTGTCCCGAATCGCCGTGACACTCAGAACGATAGCGAATATTGCGGGCCACTCGATACCTATAGACCAGCCCCAAGCTAAAAGCGAAGCAAAGAACAATGAAGCGAGCATCCCTTTCCATTTAAGTTTCTTCTCCATACCTACTATGTGGGTGAATGTGTTAATGGCTTTTTAATCAGGAAACTCTTGGAATGGCGGGTTCGAGTACTTCTTGAGCGCCAGAAGCTTGAAAAGCTTGTCCCAGAGGGTTTCGCGCGGAACCTCATACTCGTATACTTTTCCATTGTCTGCGTAGATATAGAGCATCTGGCCGCATATCGTCATCGCGTGAGCTCCAGCACCCTTCTCAAGATTTATTTCGTTAGTTTTTCTCATATATCTTCGTCTAATAGGGCTATTACAGAATCCATCGCCTCATTCCAACCATCTATGTTCCCGACGACGTATTGCTTCAACGACTTGTTAGGATTCGGGACTTTCTTCATCCCCTCCACCTTCTCCCTAAGAGCTGCGTTTCTCTCGAAGAGGAGATTCTTTACGTAATTAACTATGTCACGCGCGCTTCGGTCACCATCTAATATTTCAAGACACATTTCCTGTAGGGGTATCTCCCAATCAATACGTTCGTTGGTCATAGGCCGTATACATAAAACATTAGTAATCTTCCAATGAGCAATCCTATGGTTATTCCGTTGAGGTAACGAAAGAATATGTTGAAGTAACTATTGTTCATATATAGGGGTGTTGTTTATTGGGTGGGTAGTTCGTAGGTAATCTCTGCCTTGCGAATCTCTATCTTTTCTTTTATTCCGTTCTTCGCGGCGTGTACTACGGCCTCCTTCGCTGTTTCCTCGCTCGTGAACACCGCCCAGGAGCTGAAACCGAGCAACTCTCCCTTCTTGCCGCGCAAATCTATATTGCAGATGTCTATTGCGTGAGTTCCCTCAATCTCGCTGACTACCCAAACATCGTAAGTCTTCTTATCCATGATTCCTGGAGTTATCGAGTAGTCCTGTAAGGTGTGCGCGTACTTTCTTTACCAATTCCTCGCCATTTTCCAGGTCTTTTAGTTCCTGTTCGAGCTGTTTGCGCGAGAACGATTCCCCATACTCGCCTATGCCTCCGCCGAAAAACTGACACCATTCCCTATAACAATCGCAGGCACTGATTCCGAGGAACTCTTCGAGCTTATCCATGATTCTGTTCACAATAGACTTCTACTTCTTCACGATCCTCCGCCGCTACCCAATACTTTCCTTCCAGGAATCCCGCGCAAAGGGAAGCGTTGTCATTAGGAAGCTCTGCCCCGTAGGCTATATCTGCGCGCCAAAGAAGGAAGAGGGTGGCAATGATACCTACGATAATTCCCGCGAAGACAGCTCCTAGGAATATATCTATCGCCCATCCCTTATGGTCGAACTTCTGTATTGGTTTTCGGCGCAAAGGACCTTCTATATGTGATATGTCGAACTCTATCTTTGATGACTTCATGTGGTGATTTCTTACGGTTATATAGTGAGTATATCCTAGCATGTGTTGCTTGCAAGGGGCTTCGTTGGTAGACTGTGTATAACTATGGACCACCAAAAAAGAAAGCAAACGAACCGTTTATACAGGATTTGGAGAGCAATGAAGCAAAGGACAACAAACAAGAATCATCCTAGGTATCATCGCTACGGTGGCCGCGGTATAGTTATATGTGACGAGTGGCAGGATTTTACGAGCTTCGCTAACTGGGGAGTAGAGAACGGCTACAATGACAAGCTAAGTCTTGATCGTATAGACAATGACCAGGGATATTCTCCGCGAAATTGCCGGTGGGTAACTGCACTAGAACAGGCAGCAAACCGGGTCAATAGTTTCAATCCTCCCGTCGGTCCTGTCGTGGGTAACGTGGACGCGAAGACGCTCTACACTTACGAAGGTAAGAGCATGACTTTGTCAGAGTGGGCGAAGGAAAAGGGCATGAGACAAGGAACTCTATATATGAGGGTTGTGTACCGCGGCATGCCCTTAGATAAGGCACTTTCTGGTCGCCTCAAGAATGGCAGTGGGCTGTACCGATTGAAGAATCCCACCCCCACTACCCGGTCCTAGGAGTTCCGTCACACCACATGAGGTAATTTGGACCGGGTAGTGGAAGAACGAGTCTTCCACATGAGCATATGAAGGCCGGAGAACAGGAAGAACGAATCTTCCTGTGAAATCAGAACGGTACATCGCTAGGAGAAATATCATCCTGCTTCTTTTCCTCGGGCTTCCAATCGTTCAAGGAAAGGTAGAGTTTTCCTTCCTTCGATACGAGCAAGTCCAGGTTGATGTATCCCTTCTCGTTCTTGTTCGCCTCGATGAAAGGGATTGCCCGCTCTGCCTTCACTGAGAGCTTGCCCTTCACGAAGTCCGGCGCACCTTCGCGCGGACGATCGAAATAAAAACCCTCTGCTAGTTTCTTATCAGACATAGATTTATAGATTGAAGTCGTCTTTTAATGGGTCTCCTACGGCGTCCTGTACGCCCTTAGGAGCGGCTTTCGCGCTAGCACTGTTCCCATCATCGTCTGTCTCTGTGGCGAGTCCAAGGACAGCCCCTAGAGCATAGCGTCTCATGTAGGTGAGCGCGCTCCCTGCTCCCTGTGGGTCCTGCTTTGCGAGGGGGACAGTGAAGGTGCTCTCCATCCATTCCCCGCTTTCCGGGTGCATGAGAATGGTCGTAAGTCCGTCTCCGTCCGGAAACTGCGCGAACGAGAGCCCCGCGTAGTCCAGCGCCTCTTCGATTTCGCGGAGAATATTATCCAGCGAAGCATACTTAGACTTGAAGAAACTATTGTCTACATCCTTCTTCACTGGAAGTACCTTCTCGTGGAACTTCACCAGTGCGCCGGAAATACCCTTTATTGAGTCTGATTTGTTCATAGTGATGTTAAGTGAATATATCGAACGGCTCATCTCCCTTCCCCGAAAGAACAATGAAGTCTGTAATGATAGAGGCTAGTACTGCCACGATCATTAGTTGTAGTGCGTAGGTCATAGAAGAATCTTAGCTAGGAATTCGATAACATCCGGCTCCTGTTCGTCTAGGGAGAGGGCGAGGTTCCAGCGTTGCGACGCTTGCTCCTGCGGATAGCCAATGTCGTCCTGTTGTTCCCAAGCCATGATGCCGTTTGGGTACACAGTGAAGACTTGCTCTACCGTTCGATACTTCTCTATCGCCCGCAGTACGTCGGCTAGGGTGATGGATAGGTGATGGCCGTTACAACCGCTTACGTTACAGCTTGCTGCGTTCGGCACCGCCTCTATCACCTTCGCGCGTACTGCTTCGAGAGGAGTCATACCTTCATACGCTTAGCGAGCTCTTCTTTTAATTGCTCTTCTGCCGTCTTGTACCGCCAAATCGGCAGACCATCCCAGTATCCGGTAATTATCTTTTCGCGAGGGTCCATACTATTTCTTGTGAATGAATACGGGTATCTCGATTTGGAAGCCACGCTCTCTGTCCTCCTGAATGGCGGTCTCGCAGTAATCGAACTCAGTACCGTTCCATACAGAGTTCTTGTCTCCATAGGTCTTTACGGTGATTACTTCGCCCACGTGCTGTTCGCACCCACCTTCGCATTTCTTAGTTTCCATACTATTCTTCATCATTAGCGCGAAGCATGGTCTCTTTCACATCTCCATCCTCTGAGCTTCCTCCGGTCATTTTGCGGAGAAGGGCGCGGTGAAGGAACATTGCTTCGGTCGGGTATCCGCTGTCTCCAAGGTTGTCGATAATTACCTGGCAATCTGCGAACTTATTTTCGCGGAGAAAGACCTCAAAATCCTCTCGTGCGTTCTGTAGATTCTCTAGCTCTCCCATCGTGCGGCTCATATGTGGTGTGTTGATTACTTGCTTACCTAGTAACAATAGCACCTTCCGATATCGCCGCAAGCCTCCCGGTAAGCACCTGTGGATATCTTTTCCACTTGCCGATATCGCGTGCAATTGCTATATTTAAGAGCATATGGAACCACTACTCGTACGATTCACTAAAGCACAGCGCGCGATTATCAGGAGGAAGGCTAAGCAACTGAAAGTGAGCGAGGCTTCTTTTGTTAGAGGATGTGTAGAGTTCTGGTACTCGAATACTGGGAACCGGTAGTATGCCTGTACAGAAAGCCTCGAATCTAGGAAAGGTAGAAACGTTTGAGACGGGCTTGTTCCTCGACGAGCTGCTCGGTGGCGGGGCCATGCCGTACGGGTACATCGTCGAGTTCTTCGGAGAAAAGGATACGGGGAAGTCTACCGCCGCTCTTCAGGTCGTGGCTGCCGCGCAGAAGAACGGGGACGCGTGTCTCGTCGTAGATACGGAGTTCAAGTTCATGCCGCATTATGCGGAACAGCTTGGTATCGACGCAAGCAAGCTCGATGTGCTTAGGGAGCCGGTAGCAGAAAAGCTACTCGATGAACTAGAGGAGCATATCCAGTCCGGGAAGTATCGCGTCATCGTCATGGACTCCATCGGTCAGCTTTCCTCTAGGATCGTCTACGAGAAGGCTGCGGGAGAAAAGCATATCGGTACGCAGTCCTCGCTCATCAAGGCGTTCCTCGAAAAGAACACGCACCACATCAACTATCGCGGAATTCTCTTTATCGGTATATCGCACGAACGCAAGACGATGGACTGGGGGAAGATATACAGCCTGGGCGGGAACAAGTGGCATGAGAAGAAGATGATAAGCGTACGCTTCAAGGACAACGGGGAAGTGCTCAAGCGAGGAGACACCGTCATGGGACGCACCATTACGGCACGCGTGGAAAAGAACCATATGTGGGGCACGAAGGGTAAGGAGATGAAGCTGAACCTCATGAACAACACCGGGTTCGCCGTAGGTACAGACCTGGCGCAGATCGCGGAACAGAAGGGAGCAATCACCAAGGAAGGACAGTTCTACATTTTCGCAGGAGAAAGAATAGCTCGCGGGAAGGTCGCGCTCATAGAAGCACTCAAGGATGAGTCTTTGCGGGAACGTATCAAGGCTGCGCTGGCGGTATGAAAACAGAGGGGAAGATAAATAAATATCATCTCCTACGCGAACTCAAGGAACGAGACGGACTTACGTGTGGAATATGTGGTCTATCGCTTCAGAAAGATTGGGAAGACCTACACCGATGGTTACTCGCTCCTAGAGACAAGACTGCCAAGCTTGCAGGGAAGGTTCTTCGTAGGACGGATTGCAACATAACCGTAGACCACAAGATACCGCGTGGAGTCCTAAGACGCAGGCCTGAATTCGTATACGAGAAAGGTTGGCAGTGGCGCGACAAAGACAATCTTCAGCTCGCACACGGGACTTGCAATAACGAAAAGGCAGACAAATGAAAAAGACCCCCGACAACACCTGTCCTACCTGCGACCTGCCGTTCAGCTTCGTGAACTGTCCGGTGACTAAGGGAGGCATTAAGGAGTGCTTGAAATGCGCTATCCACAGGGAGAAGGAAGTGGTACAGGCCGGTCGTAAGGTATAATCGTTAGGTGCGATTAACAGCCTTGCGCCCTGTACGTTGTAGCTACTCGCAAGGCGGCTACAACGTACAGGGGGCCTAGCAAAAAACTATGGCTCAACGAAGAATGACGAGTTTGGAGGTGATAGATACGGACGCGTTCCTGGACATGCCCATGTCCTCGCAGCTCCTCTACTTCCACTTAAATGCCCGTGCCGACGACGATGGATTCGTGGCAAACCCGAAGAAGATACTCCGTACACTCGGGGGTAGTTCCGACGACTACAAGGTGCTTATGGCAAAGAAGTTCCTCATAGAGTTTGAAGATGGAGTTTGCGTTATCAAGCACTGGAGGATCAATAACTTCGTGCGTAAGGATATCTACAAGGAGACAAAATACCTTGATTTGAAGCGGTCCCTATTCATCCGTGCGAATGGTGCATATACCCTTAATGACGATGGGCACGCGATAAAAGTACCAGACGGACACTACAAGCTAGAGGACGTCAACGCTACGTTAACGGAACGTCAACTCAGGATAGGTAAGGATAGGGAAGTAGAGATTGGCGCGCTCGAAGACGAGCCGCTGGTAGCAGTGAAGGTCTCTGAAGGAGAAGAGCGTGCTAAGAAGCCACCTAAGTACCCGAACGCAAAGAACATCTTCAGTATGTTCCCGAACCCCCAGAAGTCCTGGACGATAAACACCACCGAACTCAAGCACGCGGAACTCTTGCACGCTCGTGGCGGTGTGGCTCTCTCGGGAATACTCGACTTCTGCCAGCAGCACGCCGAAGACGACTTCTTTCCTTCCTGGGAAAGTCCTACGGCTCTCGAACGTAACTGGACGAAGATACAAGCGTTCGCTAACCGAAACGGCCTATGAACCCCGACGAACTCGACGCTCTCGAAGCACAGATGAAGAGTCAGGTAGAAGAAATGCTCGGTGTAGAGATTGTTCCCCTCTTCGATGCCGCCCAGGCCGAGGCACAGGATGTGAGCGAGCCTATCTCTACCGGCTTTCCTGACCTCGACCGTTGTATGAAGGGTGGTATGCGCGAGGGAGACGTGACGGTGATCGCGGCGGTTCCAGGCGAGGGAAAGACCACCTTCGCCCGAGACCTAACGCTGAACTTCCACAAGCAGGGAATTCCTACCCTCTGGCTCTCCTACGAGATGACCAACACGGAGCTCTGGGAGGCGTTCAAGGAAATGGGCGCAAACCACGATCTGATGTCCTTCGTGCCGCAATCCCTGGACGGAGACTTCGAGTGGGTAATCAAGCACATGAAGAAAGCGATTGAGGAGAAGGGCGTACGCGCAATCTTCATAGACACGCTCGGAGACATCGAGAAGAAGCGCGAGAAGGGCGTGGTAGAGAACTACAGCCGCCTCATAGACCAGATGTGCAAAGAGCTCCGCGCGTTCACTATCGAGAACCGCACCATGCTCTTTGAAATCGCGCACTGTACCAAGCAGACCCGCAGCAACACGAACGAGACGAACAACGCTGACATCGCTGACTCTAAGGGAATCGCCGCGGCGGCAACGAACATCTGGCACATCCACCGCGATAAGGAGAGCGACACCGGATCATTCCTCAAGATAGGCAAGAGTCGCCGGGACGGAACGAAGCACGGCTGGAAGTTCAAGATGAACCTCGTGAGCAGCCGTCTCGTCATGGAAGGGCGGCACGAAACTGTAGCCGGAGAAAGCGCATGGCGAAGCTAACCTACCGCGAATACTTCCTCCGGGAAGCGAAGCGAGCACTCAAAGACAACCTCCCAAGAACTGCAAAACAACACCTAAAGAACGCCGAAACCCTCAAAGACACACCCACCTTCGATGAAATCTGGGAACGAAAGCTCGCAGAAGGCCGCGCAAGAACTGGGGACAACGCCCCTATTACCAACAAACCTATGGGAGAATAGATTGTATGACCAAGACACGAGCAGAACATGCAAGAGACTATCTTTCCGCGAAATTAGTAGATAGAGATACGAACTTCGGTATGAACGAGGCATATCGTACCGCGATGGATGAGATGGTTGCATACATAGACTTGCCTCATGGATGCGATAAGTGCGGTCATCGAGCAGCCACCTCCGAAGAGGTGTGCACTGGCGACTGCCTAGAAGATACAGAAAGCTGGGAACCAGAAAGAATCTAATTATGACCGGAAAACGTATAGCATGTGCTTCATGCGGTAAGCGTAGACAATGTATTCATATCGGATGGCGGTTCCTGTGTAGGGTTTGCAGGAAGGATGTGGACTATAAGGAAGAAAATGTATGAAGAAATACTCAATAATCTACGCTGACCCACCCTGGTCAATATCTAGTACTTCGCAGATACCGAGTGGGCGGCCTGGCTCAAGACCGTATCGCGCTATGAGGATGGTAGATATATTCTCTATGGATGTACGGAAAATATCCGAGGAAGATAGTGTCTTGTTCCTCTGGGCGACATCCCCATTGATTCCCGAGGCAATCCACTGCATGAAGGCTTGGGGCTTTGAGTATAAGTCCGTTGCCTTCACATGGGTAAAGAAGAACAAGTCTGGTAAGGGTCTGTTCTGGGGCATGGGGTGGTGGACACGCTCTAATCCAGAGTTCTGTCTTCTCGGAGTCCGAGGAAATCCAAAGAGGATATCAGCATCCGTACATTCAGTCATTGAATCTCCGATAGAAGCACACTCAAAGAAACCGAAGGAGGCCTATCTCTTGATTGAGAAGCTAATGGGTGACCTCCCGCGCGTAGAACTATTCGCACGAGAAAAAACGCCTGGATGGGACTCGTGGGGAAACGAAGTAGAGAACAGTTTAGAAATAACAACATAAACCATGACACCCCAAACAACCCTCATAGAACAGACGAAGCAACTATTAAACGCTGTGCGCGGCAGTCTTATCAAGGTCGCGCAGAACCTGTACGAGATTAAGTCTTCCCTTCCCGGCGATGTGAACTTCGGAAAGTTCGTAGAGGAGGAGTTCGGAGTATCCCAGAGTTTCGCCAGCAAGCTCCTTACCGTGAACAAGGTCTACATCCTCGAAGGTGGGGTACAGCCGGAAGCCCTGGAAGGCATAGACTATGAACGACTTTATCTTGCGAAAGACCTCGACGGCTCTCCGGAAGAAAAGATAGCGAAGGCACGCGTACTCTCACGCCGGGAATTGCGGGAAGAAAAAGCAGACAACCCCGACCACGTACACTCCCCAAAGACTATCGTTATCTGTGAATCGTGCGGCATGCGCCTCCATGAAGAAAACGGCCCTACAGCGTAAGCCCAGTACATTGGTACGGAAGCAACTGAAGAAGGCCTCTGTAGGGCTTGAATAGACCTATTCGGGGTACTATAATAGTAGTATGACTCACGAAACAACATGCGAAGTCTGTCTCGAAGATTTCGTAGCAAAGCAGGCACATACAAAGTTCTGTTCACAAGAATGTAAGAAGAAAAGAGAAGGAGAAAAGTGGGGTCGATCGTCTGATAGAAGCATTAGTGCCGGAACCGTCGGTGCGATTGCCGAGATGGCGGTAGCTGTGGATTTGATGGAGAAAGGTTATGCCGTTTTCCGTGCACTTTCCCCAGCATGTCTGTGCGACTTGATTGCCCTAAAGGATGGAGTTTCCCTGCGGGTCGAAGTTAGAACAGGGTATAAGGGGGAAAAAGAAAAAACCTCGTTCCCTCTCGCCCCTAGGGATATTGGGAGGCAGGACATATTTGGGATATATATCCGCGCCCGCAAGGAGGTCGAGTACTACAACCCTTCAAAGGAACCAGTCCAGGTATGAGAAGAGTTCCTTTGAAGAGAACATCCTCACTCAAAACTGCCCCAGGAGAGGCGAAGAAGCGTAAGCCGCCCACGGTTATCAAAAGCCTCAGAAATAAGACCTGGGAGCTCTGTAAGGCCATCATCCGCGCCAAGTACGGAAACACCTGCTTTACCTGTGATAAGACACCCCTAGCAGGAAGCGGATGGCAGACAGGCCACTTCATTCCGAGGAGCATCTGCGGCCTCACGCTCAGGTACGAACTGAGGAACTTACGGCCTCAGTGTTACCGCTGCAACATAGACCTTTCAGGGAACGGTGCAGTCTTCTACCGGAAGCTAGTAGAAATCGAGGGGCAGGAGTATGTGGACCGTTTATTCGCAGAGAAATCCATAATCCTGAAGGAAACTCCGGATTTCTACTTCGCCCTGATCGCGGAATACAAGACCATTCTAGGAAACTTGTCCACACCCTCACCAGAAAACCCCCTAACACCCTGGTACAGTAAAGAGTATGACCGAACAGGAGATTCTAGAGCAGATAACCGAAGAAATTACGATTGTTAATCGTGGCCACGACGGAATGGCCGAGCCCGTAGAGCTTACTTCGCGGAAATTTTCTCCTGAGAAACTAGCAGCCTTCCTCTCCTCTCACTACAACTGAACTTTGCCGTATGAAGTACCCGCAAGACCTGGTAGATAAGTTTTGGGAGAAAGTAACCGTATCTGACGGTTGTTGGGAATGGTCACGGGCTTTGAATAAGGCCGGGTATGGTATTGGGCATTTTCGCGGGATAAAAACGAACGTGGCTCACCGTATCTCCTACCTGATTACGAAGGGAGATATACCCGAAGGTCTACAGATAGACCACTTGTGTATGAATCGTAAGTGCGTGAATCCAGGCCACCTAGAGGCTGTCACGCAGATGGAGAACATAAACCGCGCAGTATTCTCGAAGTACAAGGTAGGTACGCGCCAGACTCACTGTATAAACGGGCATGAGCGTACGGAAATCAACACCAAGCTCATATTCCAGTCGTTTCGCTGCACTGACTGCATGTCGGAACAGTTCGTGAACTGGAAGGTACGAAACGGAATCCCGATAGATAACTTCGTTAGGCGCGGGCCGAAAACGACCAAGGAGCGGGGAATATGTGAGGCACCAGGATGCAGTACACAGCAGGCGATCAACCAGACAAGAGGCAATAAGGTCTACTATCGGAAGCTCTGCTATAGGCACTACGTAGAAAACTTAACCCCCATCAAATAAACCAACTCTCCCCTATGAGACACATTCAATTCCAGACAGACTATACCTATTGCCCGAAAGGACATGGAGATTGGGTATTCGTTCCCGCCAGCACCCTCTATCCTGATATTTTCTGGTGTGGGAAGTGCGATTTGTTCTATGAACCTTCTGTCCGCGCTCTTTCGCAGGAGAAACTCAACAAGGAGTTCAGCTCCGATCGCGCGGCAGAAATCATAAAACGCGCCACGTTCCTTGAATGGAAGAGCAAACTACAGCCGAGCGACATGCCCCCACCAAGGAATAACTAATAAGAACTATGATCACTCTATTCGCTTGGCCCAAATTAGCCGGAACCCGAAGGAACTGGGAAAACTGGAGAGAAATGTGGTTTCTGTCCCTTGCGGTATCTATACTGGCCGACACCTACTTCCTAATGAGCTTATTTCCAATAGTTATGTACTTCCTCTAGCCCACACACTAAACACATGAATACTAAGAAAGATCATTGCTGCGCACACTGTGTCGGACGAGCTAACGGAATGTCGTTCTGTTCTTATGAGGTTGAAGGACTCTCTCCTTGCATATGCCACTCCAAGAAAGAAGAGTGTGATTGTTTTGCGTGGGGAGGTATTAAAGCCTTTTATGCTGAAGGCGAATACGCCATACACACAGAATGCAATCGTAGGATTTCTGGTTTAAGACTAGATAAAGACCACCCGATGCGTAAAAACGCCATAAAGATAGAAAATTACTCAACAACAGACCCAATCCCGATGCCCGCTTACCCAGACGGCACAAAGACCTTCCCCGAGAAAGAGACCAGCACCAAAGAACAGGTAACAGACAGGTCACATTCAGGTACAGATGTTACTCGTGACACCCCTACAGATAGTTTCGAGGTCGGACCACCACCAATTCATAAGCACTATGACCCCGAGACCCAAAATGGAGAGGTGTGCGATAAGGTTTTCTGCCCGCATGGGTTTGTTGGCATAAAAAGAAAGGTTGTATTCGATGCTGACTCTGTGCCAGTACCAGATTTCCCTACAGATAGTTGGGAGGAGAGGTTCGATAAGAAGTTCACGGACTACAAGTCGGGAATCATACATAGAGCGGCCGATGAGATAATGTATGCCGATACCGAAGACATAAAAGAGTTCATCGCCCAAGAAAGAAAGGAAGTGCGAGAACGGGTTATAAACGAGGTCCAGGACGTTATAGGTGAGTTTGGAGACCAGAGCATTGAGGTTGTAAGCGGTATTTTAGACGAAAGATTCCATGGAAAACGAGAAACAGAGTATTAACCTAGAGGACCGTCCTGGTAGGCGGAACACAGATATAAAGCACTATGATCGAGTTCATAGTTGGCTCAGGTACCATTACAAGAAAACTGGAAAGTGTGAGTCCGAGACCTGTGAAGGAAAGAGTAAGAACACGCAATTTGCCCTGAAGATAGGACGGGATTATGAGAAGGATAGAAGTGCTTACATAGAACTGTGTGTAAGTTGCCACGTTAAGTACGACGATACTGAGAGCGCTAGGCTCAAGAAGGTGGCAAGCAGCAACTACTTAAAGCGCAATCACTGTGCTCGTGGGCATGAATATACTACAGAAAACACCTATATGAGGAAGGGTAAGTACAGGATTTGTCGTTCATGCGAACGGACTTATGTGAGAAAAACGCGGGCAAAGAAAGACTCCGCCCTCGAAGCAGCTCTAACTGATGAATAATATGGAAACAAGAGAAATATACGTAGACGATAAGTTTGTTTGGCACTATGACTCCCTCGAAGGAGAGGTAATTCCTAAGGAGATTGTTGAAAGAATCGTAAAAGGTTCTGTATCTCACACTGTCTCATGAATCTAAAACCGCCATGTCTAAAATGCGGAAACTCTAAATACGTAGGTCCTGCCTATGCTTCCCGCGATCGTAGAGGATTTCTCTGCGAAAAACACCGAGACACTCGATAAATGCCAAAACTATCCCTAGACTACATAAAAGACCTCTGCGAGCTAGCAAACTACCGTAACAGCCTCCCAGAAGCCTGGAAACCATACTTCGACTACTGGTCAGAAGAAGTGGCGGCTGGAAGAATAACGGTAGACAAAAGACCCGTAAACGGCGCAGTAGAAGAAACCTGGATACCTCCAGAAGTTATCCACCCCAACGCCATACAATTAGCCTTGCGCGCAATGTATAATGAAGGTCTAGTAATAAAAGCATCAATCATGATTGACGAAACAGAAGTCACCCCGGACGCGGAGGAGGCAACAGAAGGAGTCGAGGTAGCAGTACCAGCAGAAGACACAGAGGAGACTTTCCCGGCAGAGACCGAGGAAGCACCAGTAGAGGAGGAAGCTGCGTAATATGCCATTCTTCACATTCGGCACAGGCTGGGTAGGACGCGCATTCTCAGCCCTTCTAGAGGTAATCATCATCGCAATCGTCCTCGTGATCATTGCGTGGGCTCTCGGTATGCTCGGATTCGCACTACCAGCAATCATCGGAACGCTCGTTAAGGTAGCCCTCGTACTCTACTTCTTCGCGCGCGTATTCGGATTCGTAGGCCCAGCAGTCTAATATGCAGAACACAGAAGCCCTCGCAAAGAATGCCCTCGTATTCCTTGCCCGCACAGACATGAAAGGAAGCGAAGCAGGGCCCTTCCAGGAAGTAGTAACTTGGCTGAACAGCTTCCTTGTTGAAGTAGACCCAATTTCGCAGGAGAAAAAGCCGGAAGAGACAGAAGACTAGAAACAAAGAGATATACCCGCTTCACAGGCGGGTTTTCTCGTGGGATAATTGACACATGGAAATAACCTACGAACAGGCAATAAGGTTAAAGGACGCAGGCTTCCCCCAGCCCGGCGACAGAGAAGAGCACTCAATAGACCCAAGGTTCCAGAACGGCGTATACATTCCTACCACAGAAGAACTTATACAGTCTGTAAACACTCTCCCTGTAGTCTCCTTAGATCGATGGGTTTTCGATAAAGATTTTGATCTAGATAAAGTTGTAGAACTCTACATCGCCCAGAAACACAACAAAAACTAGCTATGGCACAGGGTAAACAGTGGGACCGAGACGAAGTAATAACCATACTAGAACCTTTCTATAAGATGGGTTGTAATACTGCAAAAGCGTGTGCTTATGCGGGAATTCCTCGAACAACTGTTCAGACCTGGATAGAGAACGACGACGAGCTTCGTCTCAAAGTCACTGCCTGGCAGAACGAGCCAAATAGACTCGCTCGCGCAGCCTGGATAGCTAAGATGGCAAGTGCTGATGGCTATGATGCCGGAAAAGAATGGATGAAGCGCAAGGAAAAGGACGAGTTCTCAGACCGCGTAGAACATACAGGCGCAGACGGCACAGCCCTAGTGATTAGTTTCGACCCAACATTCAATGCTACTCCACGAGAAACAGAAGGAAATAGTTAGGTCTAAGGCCAGGTTCAAGATCGTCCGTGCTGGAAGGCGCGGCGGAAAGACCAAGCTAGAGGTAGAGGATATGAGCTTTACTGCTGTATCAAAGGCAGATAGTCCAGTATTTTACATAGCGCCTACTCAGATCCAAGCCAGGGCTATCATCTGGGAAGAGCTTAAATCAAAACTCGCAGGCGTGGGAGAAGCGAACGAATCCCGCCTAGAGATGACCGTACCTACCGTAGACGGGGGTAAATCAGTCATTACTGTTGCTGGATGGGAGAACAGGGAGAACTTTCGCGGGAGAAAAGCAAAGAAAATCTACTTCGACGAGGTAGATACGATGAAGGACTTCTTCATAGGCTTCCAAGAGATATTCCGCCCGGCGCTAACAGATATGAAGGGAGAGGCCATGTTCTCAGGCACCCCTAAGAAAGAAAACCCTAATCTACGCAGACTAGAGAAGATCGCGGAAACAGACCCAGACTACGCAGCATTCCAGTTCACCACGTGGGACAATCCCCATATTGACCGTTCAGAGCTCCACAAAGCGCAGGCAGAGCTCGACCAGGACACCTACCGCCAGGAATACCTCGCAGAATACGTAGATAATGCCGGAGCACTCTTTAAATACGACAGCCTCGTAGACGTATTTACCAATACCGTAGACAAGGAAGACCGTAAGTTCCTCATAGTAGACATCGCAGATGACGGCTCGGATAAGACCATATTCTCCTTCTGGGAGGGGCTAGAGGAGTATCGTAGGGAGGATTTCGCGCGGCTAAACACAGAATCCATCATCAACAAGATACGAGAATACGCAGCAGACCAGCGCATTCCCTACTCAAATATAGCTGTGGATGCTATCGGTGTGGGTGCAGGAGTAGCAAGTTCCTCACTATTGGACGGAATCATAGGCTACAAGTCCTCTTTCGCGCCGATAAAGACAGACCTCGACATCGTACGCCTCCCTAATGTGGGATACATACCGAATGCGGCCAGCCTCACCTCTGACTACAGGAACCTCCGGTCCCAGTGTCTCTTCACGCTCGCTGATCTCGTAAACAACCACAAGATAGCCTCACGAGTAACCGGGCGACACAAGGAAGCCATAATCGAGGAACTCTCTACATACCAGGACGCTTCTAAGGGAGACGGCAAGCGAATGGCTACCCCGAAGGAGGATGTAGCGGCTCTGATTGGACATTCGCCTGATCACTCAGATACCTGGCTGATGCGCATGTATTTCGTGATAAGGGCAAAGATGTCCCCCGCACAGTCAGAGGAACGCGCTCTCGTGGCATCTACCCTAAAGAATCAGTTTGCGCGCAATAGGGCTAACATGGGCACCAACCGATAATGCAGGAGTACGAGTACCTAAACGCTACGGTATGGGCCACTCTTGGCCGTTCAGACATTCATGGAATAGGGGTATTTGCTATACGAGACATACCG